AAATTAACAGCACCACTAGAACCATTGTTTATTTGAATTTGTTTTATCAATACAGTTGCATCTGAAGGTGCAGTAAATACACTTATAGTGCCTGTAGAGTCTAAATTGATTCCTTGATTTTTATACCTAATTGTCATGTTAAAAAATAATTAAAAGCATCTATTTCATTTTTAAGTTCTTGTTGATATGTTGTATTTAACTTATCTTGCATAGTTCGTAAAGACTGACTTATCTGTCTTTGGTTTTCTTCCTTATATTCTACAGAAGGTTCTGGTATTACTATATCTACTCTAGCCATGTAAAGCAGCACCTCTTTCAGCTGACGTACCTGTGCTAGCGTTAGCTGACATTCCACCTTGTCCACCTTGATTTTCGTACTGGCCCCCTCTTCTAGTGTCTTGAAGAGTTACAGGTGCTTTAGCTAATCTCTCACTTAATAACTGATTTTGTTTTATAGCTCCTCTATTCGCTACTTGCATTGCTATTTTTTGATCTCTTTTTGCTTGTAAAAAATCTGCTATGGTTTTTGATCTACCGAATAAACTTGTTTGTAGATTTGTGTTGGCATTTTGTAAAGCACCTATTCCTATTGTTCCGGAACCCATACCTGCAAGACCTAAAGGTGCTAAAGGAAATCCAAACACAGCATTACCTAATAATGTGGGTAAACCTTTACTTATTGCAAATTCTTTAGCTTTTTGTTTTGCTATATTTTTGGCTACATTTTTTGCTACTTCTTGTAAATTTGGCAAACCTTGTGGACTTGGGTCTTGCTGTATTTGGTTTAATCCAAAATCGTTTAAACCTGCAATACCCATATCATCATACATTGGTGTAATAAAATTTTCCATTAACCTCTCATACCATCTGGTTGTATATCGGCTCTAAAAGTTCCATATCTCCAATTCTCATCAGTAGAAGTATTTTCTACTTTTAAGCTTGCAAATCTTGATCTTGCCCGAGTATCTACTTTATCAGTTGAGCTTGTTATTGTAAATGGTCCAAGAGGAGAAGAACTCGCTGCATCAGACGGATAGTCTTTTAGATTTATAGTTATTCTAGCATTACCTTGTATTTGTTTAAAATCAGGAACAAATCTTCGCATACTCATAAAAACTTGACCATCACCACCTACAGTTAAATCGAAATCACCTGACTGTATAAATGCGGGAATAGCAGTTTTGTTACCAGACGAGTCTACTTGATTTACTCCCACTTCGTGAGCGTAATATGTTGTTGCACCATTTATATTTGTAACTCCTTGAATCGTTGGAAAAGTTGGAGTTCCATCACTAATGAACTCTGTAGCATATGGCTCATCATAAAGATTTGCGTCTACATAAGTCGTTCTTGCTAATGATCCAGTTGTCCAAGTATTACTTTGGTAATTAAATGTTACACATCTGTCTACGTTATCACTACCACTCTTAGGATAAAACCAAGTTATTTCTTCATATAAAGTATATAACCCAGCGTATACTGATTCACCATTTTGATAGTTTATTCCTAAATTAGAGCCTTTCGTTGTAAAAACAAAATCCTCAACCAAACAAGGTAACGATTTTACAGTACCATCATAAACAAAAAATCCTCCAGCTTCTCCCATCCAGTAAACTGCACCATTAACATATTTTATAGAATGTTGTCCAATAGCTCCACAATTTGATCCTACTTGTCTTACAGAAAAAGTAAAAGGCGGACCAACAAATTG